CTGCCAGCAGCGTCCGCCGGTCGATCCCCAGCGCCGCCTGGCATTCCGTGATCCCGATGGCCGCCCGGCCCGGAAACATATCCGTCAGCAGCTCCAGCTGCGGCCTGTACCCTTCCAGCTCTCTCGGCATCCCCTCACGCCTCCTTCTTCTCGCTCTTCGCCGGCTGCACCATTGCGGCCATGCCCTGCATAAAGATCAGCGCCTTCTCACGCATTTCCGGCGTAAGCTTGTTGATTTCCGCCGAGATCTTCTCGGCCTGCTGCTTCTGCTCCTCTGACATTGATCTCACCTCGCTCGGTTTATTCGTTATGTATATACTAGCATGTGATACGTATATTGTCAAGTATTATTTTATACATTTCACATATTTTCTGATTGACAAATATGCGTACCTGTGATACTCTCATTTCAGAAAGAAGGTGAATCCATGAACACAGTGAATGAACGAATCTCGTTTTTAATCAAAGATCAGGGTCTGACGCAGTCCAAATTTGCCGATCGCATTCACCTGACACAAGCTCATGTCTCTCGAATATGCTCCGGCACATATGTCCCAACCGAGCGCACGATCTCGGATATCTGCCGGGAATTCAACGTCTCCCTCGCCTGGCTCGAAGACGGCGAAGGGGAAATGTATGTGCAGCGCAGCGCGAATGAGGAGCTGGCCCTGCTGGTCACGGATATCATGTCCGACGCGGATGACTCCTTCCGGAAACGCTTCATCTCCCTCCTGATGGCGCTCCCGCCGGAAAAATGGAGCGAAATTGAAAATTTCGTAAAAAAATTAAACGGAGACGCTTGACCGTCTCCGTTTATTTTTGTATTCTGGTAGGGGGTGGTATTTATGGATATTCCCAAAATCGTCACATACTGCGGTTATGGTTTCATTTCTTGGTTCATCGGCAAGGTCTTGCTCGAAATCCATACAAGAAAATTCCCGGACGGCCAGCAGGAAACAACGTTCATGTGGATTCTGGATCATGTGTTGATGTGGATTTCGATTATCTTCTTGGTTCTCGGCGCTGCCGTGAGTCTCGCCGCTTACTTCGTACATTTTGCTGAGTTTTCCCGCCACATGAACAAGTGGGAGCAAAAGGAGCGCGACGCATATACGCGCGGCTATGACGACGCTAAAAATGGACGCGTATTCCGTCTTCCTCCGCAAGATTAAATAAGGGTGGTATTTATGTTCAAGCGCCTCAAATCCGGAAACGCTTTTGATAATGGCCTAATGATTGCCTACATCCTTGCATTTATCTTTTTGCTTGTCAGCTGCCAGACAAACACCTATACCAAGCAAGAGGTTGAAGAACTGAAGCAAGAATATGAAAGCCAACTCGAAAATGCCCGTGAAGATAGCTACCAAGATGGCTATGACGACGGATACGATGATGGTTACTCCGTCGGTTGGGACGATTCCGCTCTCGAATACGGGGACACTTTTTCTGATGACCCCACTAGTCAAAGTTCACATGTCGTATGGGTAACTCCTGCCGGCAGCAAATACCACCTGCGAAGCTGCAGCGCAATTCGTGGGCATTCTGTAGAGCGTACCACAATCGCAAAAGCTGAAGCCGCTGGCTATACCGCCTGCTCAAAATGCGATCCTTAATTTCCCCGCCGGAACGATTTCCCGTTCCGGCGCTTATTTTATGATGTGCCGCAGGAATCGCAGGATGATTTTCAGCTGATCCAGTGTGGCCCGCTCTAAAATGTTTTCAATCCGTTCCATCGTCTTTTCCATCTCCGTCTCCATTTCTCCACAAAATTCCCGTTCATTTTTTGTTAATCTTTTCCTCTTGTTCGCGCCTCCCGAAAGTTGTAAGATATAGGTAGGCGTCGCCCGCGCCGCTGGCCGAACAACGGCGCGGGCTTTTGCTTGCGCAGGCGACCGGGAGCCGTCTGTAACTTTAGGGTAGCCTGTCCACGGTAGACTTGTAAAGATGTGACAGTTGCTTTTTGCAGTCAGACGTCTTGCTTTTTTGGGGGGAATGACATGTTTTGAAGGAAAAATTATCTGATTTATGCCGTGAGCAGAAGCAGACGATCACTCCGCACAAAACAAACCAGGACGTCGCCGAAAATACCGACCTTTCCGTCGGCACCGTCTCCCAGTTCTTTCGCGGCGACATCAAAAATCCGTCTGTTTACACGGTCGGCCCGATCTGCCGGGAGATGGGCGTTTCTATGGATGAGTATTTCGGCATCCCGCCTGCCGAGCCTGCCGAGCCTCCCGATGCCGAAAAACTCCGCGCCGAGAACGCGGCCCTTCGTGCGCAGCTTGCTCAGCAGCAGAAGTCCCTGCGCATGCACCGGCTTGTGACGCTCATCCTCTTGGGTATTCTTTTGCTGTGTGCCCTTGCGCTTTTGGTCGACGTCCTCAGTCCATCAATCGGCTGGATCCGCACATAAATAAAACCGCCCCGGCTCAGCGCCGGAGCGGTATTCTTGGAGGTTTTACGATGCCAATTCCCAAATACTACGTCAGGCCGGACGGCCTGCATGAATCCATTATCACAGTCAACGGCAAGCGCAAAGCGTTTCGCGGCAAGACGGACCGCGAAGTCTGGAATAAGATCAAGGCCTACCGCGCCGAAGCCGAGAAGCCAAAGACCGTCCCGTTCTCCGACGTCGCCCACGCCTGGTGGAACGAGATCGAGCCAACGCTTGCGCCGAATTCCCTGCGCAATTATTCCCCTGCCTATGAGCGCGCCGTCGCGCAGTTTGGCCCGGAGGATGTCGCCACGATCACAAGCAAAGAGATTGAGACGTACATCAACCAGTTTGCCAAGACCCACGCAAAAAAGACCGTTATCACCCAGCGCCAGATCATCCGGCAGATCCTGAATAAAGCCCAGCGCGAAGGTTACGTCTCTTTTAACGCTGCGCAGGCAGTTCTTCTCCCGAAGAACCTTCCACAGAAGCGCCGCCACGCGCCGCCCGCTGATCAGATCCAGAAGATCAAGGACAACCTAAACGACGACTTCGGCCTGTTTGCCTTCCTGATCTATTATACCGGCTGCCGCCGCGGCGAGGCCGAGGGCTTGCGCTACGAGGACATTGATCGTGAGAAAGGCAGGATCTACATCCGCCGCAGCGTCTACCATACCGGTCCGACGCCCCAGATCAAGGAGCCGAAGACTGCCGCCGGTATCCGCCCCGTTCCGTTGCTCCCAGCGTTGGCCGCCGCGCTTCCGCAAAAGGAGCACGGCTATATCTTTTCCAACGACGGCGGAAAAAGTCCGCTCCCCGGCTGGTTCGTCACCGACCAATTCGACGCCTACCGCAAGCGCACGGGCATCACCGTCTCCCCGCACGAGATCCGCCACGGCTACGCGACCGCGCTCTACGAGGCCGGTGTGGACTTCAAACTCGCTCAAAAATTCCTCGGCCACGCGCAGCTCTCCACCACCATGGATATCTACACCGACATCCTCGATACCCGCATTGATAAAGTCGCCGCCCAGATGGACGCGGCCTTTTAATTGCACTTTTTACTGTGTCGGTCACTGTGTTCATACCCGTGTATTTTCGTGCTAGGATATGCTACGTCTTGCTACCTTGCAATTCTCGCAAAAGGTTTTGTTCAATCATAAATAATCCGTCTTTTAACTGCTATTCTACCCAAATAGATAAAAAATAAGACGCAGGAATTTAAATTCCTGCGTCTCTATCTTTGGTGGACCTGAAGAGACTCGAACTCTGAAAAAACACTGTATTTTCAACGTGAATTTGCAAACTGTGTTTATTCTGTGTCCAGTCCCTTTTCTGTGTTCTCAGCTCCTTGCGATATGCTCATAATACGCCATGAGCTTCTGTTCCGGCCCCGGGCCGTCCTTGTCGAGCAGGAACGCCTTGGCCAGCGCGGCGTAGAACTCCGGGCGGTTGAGGCCAAACTCTACGGCGACGGGGTAGTAGTCCGAGTACATCATGTTCATGGTCACGCCCCACGCCCAGCGTGGGACCACTGGTGCCTGAATGCCCATGCTCTCGGCCACGGCCGTTGTCTGTTCCATCGTCCAGTGCGGGCCGGTCGTGCCGTCGGCGTTTTGCATGTTGGCTGCCCACTGCATCGCCGTTTCGCGATCAAATGTGGCCGCCTCCGGCTCGTCGTGGTTCCCGTGCAGCTTTTCGAGCCTGCAGATTGTCTTCGCGTACAGTCCGACTTCTTCCGCGCTGCCCAGCGTCACGGGCTTCTCCATGGCCTCGTGCAGCTTTGTGTGAAGCTTTTCGATATATTCTTTCATCACGTCATGCCTCCTGGATGTATTTGTATAGGCTGTCAAGGTCGTCCGAAGCAAAAGTCAGCTTTCCGATAAATGGAATCTCTATCGGGAGTTTTCGCCCGTCGAGCCGAGGTCTTGCCTTATTATAGAGCCTGTCAATGTCGATATCCCCGTGCTCATCCATAATTTGCATTGCTTTGACCCACGGGTTATCTCTCAGTACAAGCAGTTGCTCTTTGCTGCCGTCTGCCAGCAAAGACAACCCAACGCCTGCCACAAAGGACCGCACCTCGTCCATATGTGGGGATGCTACTGTATCAAAAAAGCGCAAAATTCCGCGCATGGCCTGATCTATCGTCACTGTCATTGCAGTTTCCCTCCTTTAAGGATGGGGCGGCGATTGCCGCCCCGTTTGCTTATTTGTTGCAGCAGCGCTGGATCGGGTTGTAGAGAGTCTGCGCCGTGGTCGCGGTGCCCGTGGTGACGTCGGCGACCTGCTTTGGATAAAAGGTCGCGTTGACGTAGGTGACAATGGAGTTGTCACCGCAGCAGCGGCGCTCGGCCTCCATCTTGACCGCGTCAAGCGCTTCCTTGCGGACAGACTCGACGTCCTGCTTGACCAGCGTGAAGCTGTCCTCGGTGCGCT